CCCATGGCATTACCAAGGGCTGTTTGATTCCCGCTCACTGTGTTGGCATAGTTTCCGCCAGCGTTTGCAACCGTGCTTGCGCCCGTTTGTGATGCCCCTGCCAACGATTGAAGCGGATTCAACTGAGCGGATCGGTTTGCAACAACACGGTTGAACGCGTTGTCATACTTGGTTGTGGCGTAGTCGTTGCCGTAGCGAGTAGCCGCCTTGATAGCTGCGCCGCTGTTTCGCATGCCTCGTGCGCCCAACTGGTTGCTTTGGGCTTTCAAGCCTTGGTTCAGCCCAAACTGATAGCCAGCCTCGTTTTGCACATCGCCAGGATTGATGCCGCCACCAAGCGAGCCATAACCCTTCGATGCTGCATCGCCACCAATGCCGAGCAACTCACGCATGCGCTGCAATGAAGCATTGCGAGCGTCAAGCGCTGGCATGTTGTCTTCACGCGTCTGGTCATACATCGCCTTCTGCGTGGCGTTTGATTCTCTGGAGCCTTGAAGCTGCTTATCGGACGCACGCCCCGCCGCATTTGATGTGAGGATTGCGCCGCCTAGGGCTGCACCACCACCAATCAGCGCCGCTGTTCCTGCTGAAATTCCAAATGCCATTTAGTCAACCTCCAGCGCTTTTGGCGCTTCATAAACTATTCCAGCCCGACGCGTTTGAAGCATGGATGATTCGTCTGTCATCTCATCTTCAAGTTCACATATATCAGTTAGTTCCGACTTCCATATAGTTGTCCAATAGGTGTCGGAATGAGCAAGCACGGCACGCTTGAACCCAGCGTTTGCCTTCAGAACGTGATAGCCAGTGAATCGCTTCAGCCCCTCGTCCGTTGTTGCCGTGATGTCTCCAGACACAACGCAGATGTTTGGGATGTTCGTCTTTGCGCCAGTCACAACCGTACCGGCCTTGATGAATACTGTCCTTGAACAAACGCCCTCATGAATGAGGTGGCATGTTTCCAGATCGACTTGGGGGCCATCCAAAATGATGGCCTCCAACTTGCTCACAACATCGGGGGATGGCATCTTAGAAAACGTCTCTTCAATAACTGACGGCTCCCGAAGCATTCCGCTATATGTGATGTTCACGCATTCACCCCTTCAGCGCCGGAAACAATGAAAGTCATCAGTTGATCTCACGGCCCGACATTCGAATCACCAAAGCCGATGCGGTGCCTGCCAATGTGCTGACAAAGTCCCCTGAAGCTAGGTATTGCCCTACGATTTCAGGAAATATCTCGGTCGATCCAGCCGCGACGCTCTTTTGGTATGTGATCGCATTCGATGCGCCTGCAACACCAGCACTTGGCACGATTCGGATAGTCAGCACTGCCGCAGAACCCGTGACATTTGTTGCCGTGAACTTGTCAATGATGGTCTTGACATTCGTTGCCGTGTATTGGGTCGTTTCGGCGTTTTCTGCGTACTTCGCCTGGACAAGCGGCCTTGCTGTGACGGTCATAACAATCCTTGCTTCAAAGCCTCAACCTCGATCAAAAGCGCTTGCACTTGAGCCTCTAGGGCTTCAAGTCTTCCGCTTTGATCTTCAGTGGGCGTAAAAAAAACACCCGTAGGCGCTTGGTCTTGGGGTTCGGCTTGCGCCTGCGATGGGGGGGCCTGGTTCAGCTCATCCCTGATTCGATAGACATCTAGTTTTATTTCCTCAATGCCTGCGTCATCGTGTAGATCAGCAGCTAACTCGTTGTTTGTTTGACCATCGTCGCCACCGACACGAACAAACACTTGCTCGAAGAAGCGGTACCACTCACGAGTAATCACCCCGGTATTCGGGTCAACCAGTGGAACCCGTACCGGCTGCTTGTTGACGCTGCTCATACTTCGTCAATCACCGCAGAGAGCAAATCACAGGAAACGTCATCAGTTACCCGGATGTGCCAAACACGGTCACGCGCAGCGCCGAGCATGTTCGCCCGTGCTCTGGCCTTGTGTTGGCCGATCTTGCCGAGCGTCAACAAACGCCAGTTACCCCAGGTCTTGCCGCCATCGTCCGAGTAACGCAGCATCAAGTTAGCCTCATCACCTGGCGCGATACCCTGACCCACGCCGCATTCAATTTGCAGCGATCCAACACGCTGACGGGCCAATGAAGGCACAGCGAAATGCGGGGTGATCCGGTCACGGACCAATGTGTCGCCGTTGTTCGTGTTCTTGCTAACGTCCAACTCGTACAGGTTGCCGTCAGCATCACCAACAACGTGAAGGCCATAGACGAAGGCGTGACACGTTGCGCGCCATGGCTGATAGTCACCGTCAACCAACTCAGCACGTTCATGCCAAAGCCCCGAGGTGACCTCATAGACCCAAGTGGTAGACAAGCCAGGCACGTTCAGCACATAGAACGTCAGTCCGTCTTGGTGATACGTGAAAGCCGTTGCGCCGGTCAGGTCTTCGATCTGCTCAAGCAACTCTTCCAGCGCATGCGTCGAAATGCGCTGAGGCTGATAGGCGGACATGGAAAAGACAGCCGCCGCACCTTGCTCATCACGCCCCAACCAGAAAGCAACGCCGCCGATCTTTTGCAGTGAATGCGTAGCCGCGCAGCCAACTTCGATATTGGCCCCATCGTTGCGAGACAGAGGGAAATCTGCCCCGCCCGCGTCATACCAAACCTCGCCCGTGTTCTGCTTGAGTATCAGTAACTCACGGTGTTTGACCAGCCAAGAGACGATGTTGCCGGTAGAGCCTTCAGCCGTTGCAAAGTCCAGCGCATCAAGGGCTGTGAAATCTTGGTTGCCGCTCAGGTAGAACTGAGTCGAATCAGGTTCAGCAAACACGCCAAACCCATCAAGAACATCCACCCGATCAGATCCGCGCCAGTTTGTTGAAATGGACGCTGTCGTCAGCGTATCCAAGTCATACGCATATCCAGTAGATCCGCAAGCAATGGCAATCTGTGTTTCGTTGACTGACAAGCCAACAGGATCAGAGCCAGCGCTTACGCTTCCTCTGTTTGTCGACGACCATGCGCTAGACACTTGGTAGAACGTGCCACCAGCAACCGCATAAAGGCCATTGCGAGCCACAACCAAGCCACGCACAGCACCGCCCAAGTTGCACAGGTAGCGCAATCCGGGAATCTGCTTCAAATAGCCTTGATTGCCGCCTTTACCGCTGCCTGATTCGATCACGACAGGCATGTAATTGACGGTTCGCTCTGCGTCGGCTTTGTTAAACCGAAGCGAGTACGAGGGGCCGACTAGGGGTAGTGCTGGCATCAGTCGTCCACGCTGAAGCTAATGGGGGCCGTTGAGATTGAGTACTCAAGCGCACGCTCACGTTTGATTGCCCATCGATTCGCAATTTCGGCACGCACATCAGGTGGAGTGCTTGAAAACTTCAAGCTCAACTCGTTTGCAACTCCGTAACCCAATGGATTGATCCAGTGCTGAGGAACATTCGGCGTTGTGCTGCCTGATGCGTCATCAATGATCTTTTGATACTGGATCGTGAGCGTCGGAGCATCTACAGGCGTCGGGTAGAGCCAAACGTACTTGTCTGGACTCACATAGAAGTGAGTAGGCGCACCAGTAGCAAGAGAGCGGCCAGGATTAGCGATCCACTCAGCATGAGTAAGCTGAGTCAAAGCCGACTTATTCCCACTCGATGTGATCCAAATTGACGGGAACGCAAAGTAATCAGCAGGAAGCGCAATGGTCTGACCACTAACCCATGCAAATGCCGTTTCGCTTGACAGCTTGGGCCACGAGTAGCCATACAAAGGCAACTCTTTAAGGACCGAATCAAGCGCACGCAACGCCAATGCCAATTCTTCGCCGCCTGCATCCTCGACAACGTCAAGAACGCCCAAATGGTGAAGCGCATCCGAGCAAATCTCGGTGGCTGTTTCGGTCCAGTTTGTAGACATTACAGCGGCTCAACCGTGTAGTTGTACTGAGGGATGCGAACATCGCGGCGCTTGCCGTTTTCGTCCTGCACTTGGGTTGTGATCACCGCATCACGCACAACGCCGAGAAAATTCTCGTCAATGGTTGTTTCGACGTTGCGCTTGTAGACGTTCAACACGAAGTTATGGACCACCTCAACGTCATGGCCTTCGCCGTGGAAGGTGATCTTGTATTGCTTCAGCTTCTTGGCCTTGCCTTCTGCCTTAGCTTCTTTGACTTCTGCGACTTCACTCATTTGCGTCTCTCCATGAAAAAAGCCCGCTTGTTAGGCGGGCTTGTTGTTAATCGATACGGCTATTAGGCGTAGGCTTCCCAATAGAACGTCTTCGATGCTGGGATGGTGGTTGCGGTAACTGTGAAAGTGTTGCCAGCCACAGCGATACCGTTGGTAGTTTCAAGCGTCACCGTGCCCGCGGCAACTGTGTGCAAAGACGATGCAGAAGCCATGCCTTCAAACCATTCATCTTGGATGCGGTCTGTCAGGTTGACAAAACGAACCTTGCGAGGAGCAAAGCCAAGCGTGAAGGTTGTTGCAGCAGCTGCGCCGCCATCAGTCACAACCTTGCCAACTGCAAAGTTGCTAACGCCGTTTGCGTTAGATTGGGTGTTTGTGGTCAATGCCATGTCAGTTCCTTGATTGAAAAGGCCCGCGCTAAGGCGGGCCGTTTACTTAGGCAGATGCCAACGATTCCAGACGAACCATCCATGTCTGATTCAGAATGGTGGTGATGGTCGTAGCCTTCCAGCCAACAGTCGAACGCTGCTCCAGAGGGTCAGCAGTACCAGCAGAACCCAATGCCTTGACATAGGTGTTCATGGCATTGCCAGACAAAGGAGACAGGCCGTAGGCTTCAGCGCCAAAGATCAGCGTTGCATAAACGTCGTTCTTGGTGACGCCCTTGTATCCAACGGTCAATGCGGTAGTTGCATCAGTCCAAATCTTGGCGTTGGTGCTGGTCACAAAGCGGATGTTCTTGTAAGCGCCGATCTCGTCTTCAATCACACCCATTTGAGCGGGGTAGTCAGACACTGGCTTGAAGCCGCTGATTGCTTCCAGATCGTATTCAACATCGGGGTGAACAATGGCGATGTAAGCCTTGCGGATTGCGCCAGTGCCAACACCGTCAGAAGGAGGGATGCCTTCTTTCATGAACTTGGCGTTTTGGCCCTTCAGGTAGCGAATGGCCTTATCCAAGTCTGGGCCGGTGATCTTGTTGACCAGAGCCAAACGGTTAGCCACACCGGAAGCGTAGGCCACGTTAGAGCCAGCAACCAACACATCACGACGCACTTGGTCGATGGTGGTGCCCGCTTGGTCACCCAACACGTCGGTGGCTTCGGTCACCACTGGGTCTTGGTTGGTCAGGCTCACCATGTCAGACAAGGTGATGTAGTCGCCGTACTGAACCAAGGTAGAGGTGATGTCGGTCACAGCCAAGCTGGAGCCGGAAGGTGTGACGCCTTCGGTCAGTGCAGTGGTTGCTGCGGCCAACTGGCTATAGCGACGGAACTTGATTTGGTTGCCGCTGCGAGCCGAGATAGGACGCTTCTGACCAAAGCGGCCATGAACGTCATTCGGTTGAGCGCGAGACAGCAAATTGCGGTCATAAAACGTTTGTACGCCTGGGGCGACTTGAGACAGAGTAGTAGTACCCATGATTCATTCCTTCGGGTTAGTAACCCTTTACGCGACGCACTTCCTTTTGGAATTCGGCGTCTGACATGTTTTGAATGCGCTGAACCTCCGCAAGGGCTGCATCTACTGGCGCAACTGCACCAGATCGACCAGCCCCAGGGACGGACATCGCGGACTTTTGAGACATCTTTGCGGCCTCGGCTGCGAATCGCTTGCCAATCTGCCGCTCTGCATGTGCGAGCTTTCCTTCGGTGATGACACGGATAGCTTCGAGAGGGTTGCTCTTAGCGTCGCCAAGTTTGTCAAGGCGTGCGGCTAAGTCTTTTTCAAGTTCTGGATCGATGTCCTTTGAGAAGATCCCAGGGTGGGCCTTGTCAATGGTTTCCATCCAAACTGAATGCTCATCTTCTGCTTGATGGCGTGGCGTTGGATCGTTTGCAACGTAGCGGATCGCATCGGCCAATTCTGGATTTGTGTCCAAAATAGCTGGCCGCATTGCCTCGCGCTGTTGTTGCTCTCTCTCTCGCCTCAATTGCGCGGCTTCTTGAGCCATCCGAGTCGCCCAGGCTTGGTTGTCCTTGGCGATCTTTTCGGCTTTCTCTAGTCGCGCTTTGATCTCTGCCAATTCGCTATCAGATTGCGAACCCTCCGCAGGCTGTGCATGGGCTTCGTCGGTAGTGGCATCAGGTGCCGCCTCGATAACCTCTTGCTCGACCTGCTCTTGCTGTAACTCCGTGTTGTCTGACATGAAAACTCCTGCGGGTCGGTTTCCCGATAGTCCGTAAATACTTGCCGGGGCTTATTCAGCTAGTCCGGCGCTTATGCTTTCTCGCTCCTGTTTGAGCGTTTCCGGCAATTCCTTGAGATCACGCAAAGCCTTGATGCGCCCGCGTGTCTGCTCGTTGTCTTGAGCAATCAATGACTGAGTGAGCGAGTCAATGCGCTCATTGATCTCAGCCAATAAAAAAGGCCACCCGGTTTGGATGGCCCCTAATGCTTGATCAATCTGGTTGATCCGCTCAGATGGATTCATTCAACTAGCCTCTTGGGCGGTTAGTTGTTTGTGCTCTTGCTGTGTTTGCATGAAAAGAGCCTTGGCTCTATCAGCCTCCTGCCTGATCTGCCTTTTCAGCGCATCAGGAACTGGCATTGGGCGAAACACCTCCAACTGCTCAAAGCGGAGGTATTTGCGTCGCATTCAAAACCGCTCCTGCTGCTCTTGGGTTTTGGTCGGCATGGGTTATGCCGTGATGATTGATCCACCACCGTCAACTTGATCTGCACCAACACAGTCATATTTGTAGATGGTCGATCCGGACAGGGCTACAAACCCAGATCCAGGACGTGTGATAC